CCGGAGCGTTACCATCACCCATTAGAACAAAAAAGCTGATGCTATAAACGGTTCCACTTGTAACGCTGATTGCTTTTGTCGCAGACCGCTGAACAGAATTATCACCAAACGCGATGCCGTTCGTGAATCCCGGTACTGCTGTTCCGTCTGCTGTGTTGCTGCATGTATACGTCGATGCAGCCCCATCGCTATTAGTGCAGAGATTCGTCGCCGCAGGCTCAGGCACGTAGCCATATTCTGACGCAACAGGATCGTAACTGGTGCCGAACTGGTTTGCTGTCAGGGCAACCATTGCCCCACCCTGCGGCACGTTCTTGACGCTGTTGCGCGTGTAGGTGGCGTTCAGTGCGTTGAGGATCGTAGTCAATGCGGTGAGAGGCTGACCGTTGTTCGTGAAATCAAAAAAAGCAGGCAGCGTACCAACTGCAGCAATGATTCCCCCAGAGAATCTGCTGGCTACTATCCCGCTATTCGATGCCGTGAGCTTCTTGCCGACAATCACGTTATCACCACTGACTAAAGGTATAGGTGTATGTGCCGTTTAACGTAGTAGGCGTGAGAATAACCATATCGACAGGCTGACCGATGAAGTAGTACGTTTGAGCAGTAGATGAAGCGGCATTAAACGAAATAGCAGCTCCGTAGCTATCGTAGACAACCTCAGCAGTCGAATCGCCTGGGCTTTTTGCTGTTAGAGCAATCGTTCCGGTAGTCGCCGTGCCTTTGTTAATCTTTATCGACCATCCGATCATGTTGGTATCAGTGCCGATGCTGGTAGTAACGTCAGCCGCTACCGTTTGCATTGCTGTAGTTGCGCGTTGATTAAGCATATTATCGTCCTCAAATATCTATTAAATAGGTGAATGTTGCGTTAATCAAAAAGGTATTTGTAATGTCAGTGTCTACCATTGAGCGAGTTGCAGATGACGCAGCAACAAGTAAAACAATTTCTGACGTGTTGTATATTATTCTGCCGGTCGGTGATGCAACGCCGAGGCCCGTTGTTGACCATTCACATGCGCACATTGACCCGTCGCACCACGAAACATTTGACGACGTTCTAGGTAGCCCGGTTATCGTTAATGCGCCAGTTTGCGCGCCTTTGCTTGTCAGCAATATGTTGATGGTTCCGGTTACTACGTTGCCATTTATGACATAGTTCCCATATTGTCTGCCGTAAGTTATCCCTGTTACTGACCCGCCTATTTTCAAAACTGGCGTAAATGCAGTGGGCGTAGACGCGACTAGCTGATTGTTTTTTACACATTTCAGTAGTGCCGTTGCATCGCCATCAACAAGCGTGCCCGTGTATATACAATCGCTAATAATCCCGTATGAAGCGCCAGATGCCAGCGTGATATTCGCAGTAGACGTCTGCAGCAGATACGTACCGCGCATGCTGTATCTGCCGCCTGAACTGACGGAAATTGGCGCAAATGCACCGCCAGACCGAACAGTGCCGCCGGTTATAATGACCGTGCTATCTGTTCCAACCGTGATGGCACTTGCAGATGCAGCAGCAGAATTGTAAATTTCTGGATTGACAATGTTTATAACATTCGTCGATGCGCAAGTCAGAGTAGAACCTGCCGCATAATTCAGTCCACGACAGTTTACCAGGTTAAAACCCCAGTCTGACGTTATTGTGTATGCCGCACCTGATCTCGATGATGACAACGTTGGCGCGATAAAGTTTGAAACGTTAAATCCTACAAGATCCTCTTGCAGATCCAGCGTTTCAAGTGACAAATTTACGCCAGCAGTACAATCAATGTCATTATTTTCGCCGGTTATATTGCCGGACAACCCGAGCGCAAATCCTGCAATGACGCAGTTTTTTACAATTGACGGAAGGCCAGTTGATTTTATAGCTGTTCCTGAATATGCAGCAACGGCATTGCCTGCAACTGTTCCGCTGGCCCACGGCAACGGATATGTGCCACCGCTTGCGATGTTTTTCTGCACGACAAACAGTCCATCTATAACGCCACCGCCGTCAGTTGCATCCAAGCTATTGCTGCCAAGTAGCAGAACAGAAGGATAATCCTCGACAGCATCCATGCCAGATCCCGCAACCCATCCTGCGCAGTCTCCTGACAGTTTGACACCAGAATAATCAATGTCAGACGCGCAATAGATGCGGCCCGTGATTCGCACGACCTTTGAAGTTGACAGACGTGAAGCATCAATAGCAGCCTGCACGAATGTTGTGCTATCTGTTGTCCCGTCATTTTTGGCGCCAAACTGCATGGCGTTAACTGGTTCTCCGTTTAGCTCCAGTTTCCATCGCGCATTATCAGATGCAACGATTACAGTGCCGCCGTTGTTTGCAGTTGTAGTATCGCCAGAATCGTAATAGTAAAACCCGCCGCCGCCGTCACCAGGCAGATAATACCCGCGCACGTAAGCATTTGACCAAAGCGTACTATCTACATCTTCCAGATCAGCAATGCTATCGACAACATAGACAGAGTGATCTGCAAAAATACTTGAGATTGTAACGCCGTCGTAAGTGACGCTGGCCGCATCAATTCCGGTTGAAACGTTGTCAATTATGTAGATAACGTTATCAGCAGAGTCTGTTATAGCGATTTTGTACGCGCCGTCCCAAAAAATAACAGCCTCGCCGCGGGCATCCAAAATAACCGGATTCGTATTCGCTGTTGTTGCCGCAGCGCTTGTGTAAGTGGCTTTTGGCGTAGATGTACCTGCGGCATATGTCCAGACCTTACCGCCAGCCAGCGGAAGCCCTGTAGCCGTGTCTGTGTAGTATTGACGCCCTGTAGGTAATAGCTGTGCCATTTATTGTTGCTCCGCGTAGAGCGCCCACGATTCGAGCGAAATACTATCAGCACTATCAGAAATTATCAAATAAATCGCTACTGTAGAATTGCCGCTTATGTCAATAGACGTTTGCCCTGATTGTGAAATTGTGCAACTTGCGCCTGATGCGCTGCAATACTGCAAAGATGATCCGCTTCCGGCCACCATCACATCGATCACCTGTTTTTCTGTGCTTGCGTCAATGTCTGCCACAATCGCCGTAACGTCATTGATTTTGACCTGCACAGATTTTGCATTTGCGCTGTTTGTCGTAGCAGTATTGATGACAAGTCGCAGCAGTCCTGTATTGCCCACCTGTGCGCTGATCGTTGTTGCCAAATATGGCGCAGTTGCCCCAGTGTATGTAATCCGCTTCCCTGACCACGTTACCCTGCTTTTGTTGATGCCGTTGATGATGTCACCGATCACTGTAAACCAGTCGCGCATCCAGCGGCCTGAGCTGTCAACAGCAGCAGATTTTTGCGACAGTATCCTGATCAATTTGCACCGCCAACTGCGTCAAGTTCTGCAGACAGAATCACACGACTGACCGGATCGGTAATCATCACGCGATACACCCGATCACGAGCCATGCCGAGCCTGTGAAATTTGCAACGCGCCTTATATTCGCCAACCTTCCCGATTTCCGCTGTGCGTTCATTGCTCCATGTGCGGCCAAAATCATCAGACCACTGCAGTATCAAATGCGCGTTTCCACCTTGTCCGTCTTGTATAGCCATTACAGACCCGCCATATAAGTTGCAAATGCAGACTGCAACGCAACCCGCTCTGATTGCGTTAATGATGCACCGGCCCAGAATACTGACAGTTTCGCGTTAGTCGGAGGATTTACCGATCCCTGAGCAGCGCCAACGTAAAAGGACTGTGTAGCAAGTGACGTGGATATTGCGCTGCCAGTGTCTTTTGCTGTTGTTCCAGTGACGTTGTAATACTCGACAGTGTTAGCATCTGGCCGCTGCACATGTATAAATCCGGCAGTCGCAAGGTGCGGATAACTGACTGCATAGCCCCAACCATTTATCTCGCAGTAAGTTGTTCCACCGCCCGAGTAGATGCTGTTTAACGTCACGCCACCTACGCGCTCGCCCATCAATTCTGGATTTCCAGTCGGCGCAGTGTGCATCCATAACCCGAATGACGCGCTATTCAGCGCATAGTTTGTTCCGTCCGTTGAAGGAGTAAAGTGCGTGTTTATGTAATTTGTTCCGTCGCCAACAAATCCAACATCGACAGTAAACACAGAAGAATTTGTGATCGTCGCATTTGTGCCAATGCGTTTCCAGTCTAGCAGTCCGGCTTGCTCAGAATGTGCCGCATAAACTTGTAGCGAATCCAGCTTGTCCCAAACGCCAGCGTCTACCAGTGTATTGATTGCCGTAACAATCAGATCCTGCCTTGTTTGATCAGGTGCAGGAACCATTGCAGAAACAACTTCAGCGGCGGCTAGATTTAGCTCAAGCTCTGTTTGCTGATCAGATACGCCGTTTTCAACCTCGATCAGAATCGAACGGTGAAAAAGTCTTTTGCCAGCGTTTTTGAGATTTGCAGCACTGCGTAAAGCGACAAGAGGATCGCCGTCATCAGTGAAATAGTCAGGATCAAGAGCATAAATCCTGCCATCGCTATAATCTCCAACAACGTGGACTCCACCAAAAAACGCGCAACAATTCGAACGATGACGGCCAAGATTTCCCGTTGTCGTATCACGATATGCTCTCTCGTGCCACATTTGCGTAGCAGCATCATAGCACCACGTCTTGTTGGCAGACGGGAAAGTAAGCACATAGAAAGCATGCCCGTCCTGCTGATACGTGTACGCAATCGCATCAGATATTCGAGCATAACCTTGTATTGCGAATTCAATCGCGTGCGTGCTGATTCGCTGTGGCGTATATCCATTTGCCCTCCAGATCGTGCCATGACCGTTCGAGTCTTTTCCAACCCAGAATACAGTGTTATCCAGCTTTGCAACAGAATGCGGAGCCGCACAGCCATGCTCTAAAAAGGCGCCGTTCATGCGCTGGATTGGCTGATCTGGATCGCCAGTGTTAACGAAAACCTCTGTGCTTGTGTCGCCAAACATCCAACATTCACGATGATCAACAATCAACGAAACGAGAATATCCGGTGCGCCTTCAGCCGATGCAAATGACAGCCCATCAACGTTTGAGCTATACAAATCAGACCAGAAAAATACCTGAGTGTCCGGCCTGTTGAACACAAAATAACCGTCAAGAAATTGCACGATATTTGCGCCACCAGCAAAAGACTCTGATGTTATTCGCTCGACAACAGACGTCGCCAGATTCAACGTGTAGCCATAAATTCCATCAACTATCGCTGCAATTGTCCCGTTATCCGCTATCGAAACATGGCCAGACTTAGTAAGCAATGTCCCGATGCATGCAACGTAATTCCAGTTTCCGTCGATGCGATAAACAGTGTCACCGCGTACAGCAATCATTTTCCCGCTAGATGGGGTGTATACGGCACGAATGCCACCCTCACCTGGCACTGTGCATAACTTGCGACTTCCGGGTGTTCCGTACAGTGCGACAACAGACTGATCCACTTCGCATATTTCAGGGTACAGATTTATGCATTGCTGGCTTGCCATATTCAGCGAGCGAGAGCGATATGCAGCGCCTACAATTGGCATCTTCATTGCTCATTCTGCCTTTCAGCAGCCAATCCTGTATTCACCATCAGCGCATTAACATTGTCGCGCGTCAGCCTTGCGCGGTTATAGTTTGGAGTGCCTAGCAATTTTCCTGCCGTATCGGTTAACGCCGCTTTGCGCAAAACACCCCTAGCAATAGGCGCAGCTAATACCAATGGATTTCCAGTTGCACCAGCGCCACCAAGCGCCGCTAATCCTTCAAGCTGGCTTGCGCCTGTTGTGGCGTACTTTGTGTCAGCCAGTGATGCGCCTGGCAGTTTTGAAGCCTCTGCTATTGCGCGCATCTCCCCGGATAATGGAACTCCTTTATCTAGCGCCCTGCCTAGTTTCTGCGCTGATACTTCGCCAGTTGCATTATTGAGCGCCTTTTCTACTGTAGACGCTTTCGCTATTTGCTGGCGTGCGTTTTTGTAGTTGGTTAGCAATTGTTGTTGACCAGTAGCCGCTAGATGCGCTTCTATCTCATCTTCAATGGCTTTAGCGCCACCTTTTAGGGCTTTGCCCATCTTGGAATCACCGGACGCATATGCTTTGTTTGAATCTTCGCGCAACTGCCTAATCATTGCCACGCCAGATGATGAATCAAATTCCTGCGTGCGCAATGAGTCAATGGTTTTTACCAGACCGCCATCATCATAACCAGCAAACCCCTTCTTGGCGTTTAGCGTTTCAGCCTGCAATTTATCCAAAGCATTGTTAAAGTTGGGCGATACTTTTACCAGCCCTGCGTTATTTAGTGGCTCATAGCCTTCTTTGTACGCTTTGTCTTTTACGTTTCTGATAATCGTTTCTGATATTGGAGCAGAATCATCCAGCCCCAAATCACGAGCAGCCGCTTTTGTAGCTTTTGACTGATTTTCTATTGCCGCTGCTTGCTGCATTCTAGGGCGACCACCTGCGACAATATCTACAGTATTGGCAAGCAGGCTATTCGGATTGCTTTGTGAAACTGGTATCTTAATTCCAGCCTCACGCGCTGCTTTGAAGTTAGCATCACGGATTGCATTAGCTTGCTGTAACTGCGTATTGGCAGTGGCGCCGGTAATTCTATTAACGCCAGCCGCCGTAGCGCCGCCAGTAACCAACCCGCCCAACAGACCCAACGTAGGATGACCAGTCTCAACGCCTAGTTGTCCAACCTCGCCACCTACAACACCGCCTGCTGTATTTGCTAATACTTGCCTAATGCCACCACCCCCGCCAGTTAGAAGTGCCCCTGTAGCCGCCTGCACGCCAGTGTCAAGATAACGCTGCCCTGCCGTTTGCGGGTTATAGTCTGGATTGATTACGCCGGTTGCCTCGCCAGTTTTGCGAAACATATCTGGGTTTTCAAGCGGCAAATCAGGCGGCGCGTCAATCATGCCAGTTTCATACAATCCAGCGCCTACAGCGGCAGTGCCAAGATTTACAGCGTTAGGTATTACGTTACCAACCATATCGCCAACAGCCGCCACGCCTTTAGGTACAGCGTTCATTGCCACTTGCCAGTTTGACGGCATAGGAACTTCGACTTTGCGCGAATACTCAGGCAATCTAAGCTTTGGCTTTTCTTCTATGGCTGTTTGTTGCTGTGCCGTAGGCAATGGCTCATCTGCGAATAAATCACGACCTTTTGACGCAACAGCAGGAGCATTCGGCAATGGCTCATCTGCAAATAAATCACGGCCAGCCATTATTGTACTCCCAGCTTTTGAAGTACCTGCTCTCTAGTCATGCCACGGGCTTGCATTGTGGCCTGAATGTCATCTTCAGATATGTCGCCGTGCTTCGGATGCGATATGACCGGCGCGCTAGTTTCTTGCGGCTGCTGCAATGCCTTGCGTCTTTCAGCTTCAGCAGATTGCAATGCCATTACGGTTTCTAGCGCTGCTTTTCTTGTTTCAATCGGTATAGAATCATCTCCGACCTGACCAGCCATTTCGCGATAAAGTTGAACGTCTTTATCAGACTGAGGGCCTGAGAATTTAGGTACCCCTGCAACAAGTTTGCCAGCTATTACTTTTAACTGCGCCGCTTTTTGAGCGCCTTCAGTTGACTGGCCAAAAAGTGCATACGCTGCATCTCTAGTTTTTCCTAATCCGCTACCTGTTGCTCCTTCAAAAAGATTCTGCGCCTCAGCAGCCGCCGCCAATGATCCGGCAAAGTCTTTGTCTGCTAATCTATTTTCATTCTCAACCTTAATTCGTGCCGATTTTTCTGCTGCACTTTCTGGCTTCTGTATTGCCCCACCTGCCAATGGAACAACATCCCCCATTTCGTTATATCTAACGCCTTTTTCTAAATCCACTTTCCATTTTTCACCACCATCACCACGCGCTGCCGCATTGCTTTCCATCGCCCTGTGATGTCTTACATCTTCCTCAAATCCCAATTGACGATACTGATTTGCAAGCTGCTTCTCAATCGACTGACCTTGTGCAAGATATGTTCTTACTTTTTCTGGATCATAGCTTTCGCCTAAATCGCCGCCAGTCGTATCAAAAAACTCTTTCCTGACCTGCTGCCAGTTTTCAGGCGTTGCCCCGCTTAAAAGTTGACCGCCATAGGTTAGTTTAGCTGACGCTGCTTCTATTCTGTTTTTTGACTCTAGTGCAGCCGCCTGTTTTGCTTGCGCTGCCGTTTTCTGCTGATCAGATTTCAACTGCTCAATCTTGAATCTGGTATTGAAGTCAACGCCGCTAGTGTCCATCTTTGAAATGTCGCCGCCGGCCAGCTGATACGCCTTGTCCAGCTTTTTCTGCGTGTCTGTTTCCTGCTGAAACATCGCGTTTTGCAAATTTGCGCGCTTAACCTGTGCAGCCTGTGCAGCAGCATCGAGCGGATTCATAAATTGCGCCGTCTTAATCCCCATCAAAATGTTAGGGTCAGCCATTAGTAGCGCCTCTCTGTTTTGCTGTTTTCAGGGTTATATGCGAACGATCCGGTCAGCGCATTCCCTCCTTGCTGAAATCCAGACTGACGCAGGTTGTTGCCAGCTATTGCGCGGCTTGCGTTAATGTCGCCTATGTTATTAAACGTCTGATTCGCCTGCTGTCCTTGATTGACCGCTATTTGACCTGTTGCCCCTGCTGCACGCATGCCGTTATCAATAACACCTGACAGTCGGTTGAATCTGTTTGTCTTGTTGGTAGTGTCGCGGTTGTACGCATTGCCGTACTCATTGCTTCCGAATACTTGGCCATACCGCTGCATGGCTTTCATCGCAGCACCTGACAGCAGTCCTCCCTGCGCTGCCGCAGAACCTTGAACAGCTTTTGCGCCTTCATCCATGCGGAATTGATACCCTGGATCTTTTACAAAATCCTCATTTGTAAAATCATGCATCAAATTTCCGTAACCAGCATTTGCACCAGACGATGATGCATCACGCTTGCGGAAGAAGTCGCCGTTTACATTTGCGCCGGATTCAAGACGTTTCTGGTACACATTCCATGCGCCTTCCTTGTCAATTTTTGCCGACAATTCAGCAAGGCGATTCTCTACAAGTTGATCGGTTTTTGCAGGATTTTTTGCGTTCTTGCGCTGATCGCGGATGTTTTGCTCTGCCAGTGTTAGCGCGTACTGCTTAAACTGTTCCGGATCAAAATCCGTCCTTGTATGCGCGTATGCTGTTGGATCTCCAAATCCAAGCTGGTACATCAATTCGTTTTGTGCGTCTTTTCCTCCGACACGATACGGTTGCAGCATCTTTTCTGCGCGCTGGCTTGCTTTGCCACTTGCCATCAGGCCATAAAGTGCGCCCTCTTTCTGCGCTTTTGCAGCATCAGACAATGCACTATCTGATCCGGCACCCATTACGCCGCCGATTATGCCACCAGCTAATGCGCCCCACGGCCCGCCAATACTAGCACCAGTTGCTGCCCCGCTTACCGCCCCGCCAATTGCGCCATCGTTTGCCATATTATCTACCTGCCAAAATTAACATAGCCCATCGCTAAGAATGCTGATATACCCGCCACCATTTGACGGCTGCCCAAATGGTAAATTCACCGTAAGCACAGTTGGCCTTGAATTAGTGCGCTTGATATCTGCTTTTGCTTTCATCGCCATCTGAAATAGTTGCGCATTTTCTACGCCAAACTCCGGCATTATTTCAACGGCCATCATCAGTACCAGCAAACGCTCGTAACCGTTAGGCATTGACAGTGCAGTTGTCAGCGATGACAAATTACTAAGTGGTTTTTTTGAGTTAAAGAACAGCGAACCATTGCTTGCTTGCGGCCATACATTGACCGTCAGCACCGGGTAATCTGGATTGATAAAAACGCAGGTAGGAATGCTGGTATTTAGCGTTTTAATGGCAATTGAGTTGTATTCGTCCGATGTAATAATCTGGACAGGATAATCAAGATTATTCAGTCGATAGAAAACATAATTTACCGTCTGCGGACGTGACTCGTTAAGGTCACCATTCGGCCCATAAGTGTATGAATCATCGCCGGTTAGTGGAAGCTCATCAAGCACATCGGTATAGATTGCAAGGTTCTCATTCGACAGCGAATCAAGTACGCCATTCAGATACACCAGTCCATCGTTTGCCATTTCTGCGCTTGGCGTTTCACCACTGGCCAAAACACCAGCCATTCTATAAGCGCGGTTGATGATCTGTGTCGCTGTTGTCACTATCGTCTAGCCTCTTTTTAGGTCTTGCTAGATACTGGTCAAAATTACCCTTAAACACTTCACCAGTTGCCAGATGGTGATCAATCTCTAAGTTCGGCATGCACCAGATATTGCCGCACTTCTCTCTATATCTTTTGCAAAACGCATAATCTTCACCGTGCCACACGCCATCAATAACGCCGTGGTTGAACAGATCAATGCATGGCGCAAACGCATCGCCGTACTTTAATTCTGGATAGGCGCTATAAAACTTATTAACGCCTGTCGCTGTAATCTTCAGAAACCCAGCAGGGACATCTCTCATCCACACCAGATTGTCTTTCAGTACCGGGCGTAAATCTTCACCGATTTGCACATGCCCCATGTACTCCTCTTCATATTTCTTGAATCTGTACGTACCTGCAACGCAGTTAGGCTCAGACTCAATCAACAGCAATAAATCTTCAGGTGCCCAACTTAAATCGTGGTCAATAAAAACTATTACCCTTGACTTCCAATCCAATGCCTTTCTCAGCATCGTATTTCGTGCCGCTGATATGTAGGGATTTCCTACCTCGAAAATGGCTGAATACTCCCATCCAGCTTCTTCTATCAGCTTGCAACTAGCAGCAAGTGACTGCATCGTTACATCAAACGGTTTTGTTATCGTCGGGATACAAAAACAGACTCGCTTCTCGCTTATCTCTTCATGTCCACCACGACCACTATATAAAACGCTTTCTATCATCTCGCCTCCCAAAGCGACCCGATTTAAGATGCGGCAACTGGACGGGAATCCAGCTTTCGGGAATGACCCTAGCCGCAAATCGTTTCGTTACGCAGTAGCGTAAATGCCCATGTTAATGCAAGTGTTCATCAGCTCCTGAACAACCGCCAACTGTGACGCGCCAAAAGCGGAGCTAACCGCCAGTGCAGTAGTGTTGTGAACGGATGCGACAAAAGCACGCTGTGCAGCAGGAGTCTTGCCCCAAAATCCAATCTTGTCGGAAGAAGTAGAGCAAATCATCGCGCCGTTAGTGCTGTTTTCAGTTACCTGCTCGTAGGCAGTAGTAGTCATTGATGTAGCCATTTTCAGTACCTCAAAAAGTGTTAAAAGTTTGGCGGCTGTCACACCGCCCGACAATTACGCTACAGCAGCGCCAATCAGACGAGCAGCGTACTCCGGACGGATGCACTGATAGCCGTACAGTACGTCAACACGAGTCAGTTGCTGATCGTTGCGAATGTCGCCGTCTTGCCATACGCGAACGCTGATGCCGTCTTGTACCTGACGAATGCACTTGTCAGCTCCGGCCATCAACGGCAGGTCAGCAGTGACGAATGCAAACGCATCTTTGTGATACATCAGGCCCTGGCGATACAGCGCACTGGCATTGCCAACAAAAGTGATAGCGCCGGTTGTGGTATAGCTGGAAGAGACGACGCAGTTTTGCTTCGCCCCAGAAACATAGATCGCACTGTCCAACTTGATGCTGGAAGTGGTAGATGCTGTGCCAGAACCGACAACCCACTGCTTCAGGTAACCAAGGTTCGCCTTGGTCTCAGGATGGCAGGCATATACACCGGCCAGCGTAAACACCATGCCTGCAGTTGGCGCGCCTGACATGTTAGCGCACGCGATTGTTACATCACCGTTTGCCAGCGTTACAGTGTCCAAAGTGCCCGCAACATCAGCGCCGTTAGTCATAGTCCACAGCTTCTCGTTTTCGTACAGGTCACCCATAGCCATGCGGCCATAGTAACCTTCGCGCTGTGCTTTTTGACCAGCAGATGGATCAAAGAACTGCGCTTTCATACCATTTACCAGACTCGCCATCTGTACAGAGTCAAGCATGATAGAACGATCAGTCATTGGTGTACCTTGACCATTCAAGTATGCACGAGCAGTTCCCAGTGGGCCAAGGTCAGTGATGGCAGTACCAGCAGAACCCGCTAAAGCAGAAACGTACTTAGTAACGCCGCTGATAACATCAGCTTCAATCTGGGAAACCAGGTTCTTGATGCCGGGGGTGATGTAACGCTCTGACAAGTAGTCAATACCAAGCGCCATCTCTGCGCTGGTAAATCCAAAGTCGAGACCTTTTTGGGTAGCAACTGTCAGAGTTACTGATTCGTCGGTCTGATCCTGCACGTTCATTGCGCGGCCAGTTCGAACAGTTGTGCGAGCAGGCAATCGGATACGCAAAGCATCGCCGATTTTCGCGCCGGTCTTGCCGAAGCTGTCATCAAACGAACGGTTGATAGTAGGGATAAAAGAAAGCGCCTCGTGCAATACGAGCTGACTTTCCTTTGTGATCATATCAATGGTGGCAATTGTCTGTGTCATTGTAAAAACCTCAGTCGATTATTTGTTTGCCTTGCGCCATCTTGCGTACTCTGTCATTGACATATCTTTGCGATAACCGCCGCTTGATATACCACTTCCAGACACCGGCTTAATAGGTGCAGGGGCTGCCGTTTTAGCAGTACGTTTGGGTGCTGAACCGTCTAGTAACGCTTCAATTTTCCCAAGCTCTACCGCTTGTCTCGCTTCACTCAAGCCGTAAATTCGCTTAACTTCTGCTGGATTTTCAGTCATGTATGCAAGTAGCTGCACACTTACCTCCGAATCCACAATGGCATCAGCCATCAGCTTTGAAACGGGCAGCTTGGCAAAGGAATCCAGATCAACACCGGAATCTTCAGCCATTTCGAGAACCGTGGCCCTCTTTTCTTCCCATTTCGCCGCGCTTGTTTGCGCTTCACGTCTTGCCTGTCTAAGCTCAATTACCGCATCAAGATACTCGTCTTCGGTATCAAATTGATCGCGGCTTATTCGCTCAGATTCGCCACCATTTGCGGATTGTTGCGCCCTTCGCAGAGCTTCCAATTCTTCACGCATTTGATGCTTTTCACGAGTGAGTCGGTCGATTCGCTTTTGCACCCCTTTCGGGATTGCTGGCTTTTCTTCCGGCTCTTTTACGCCTTCGCCTTCTGGATTCTCTCCGTCCGGTTCTTGCGCTTCTGTCAGTGTCGGCGCTGACTCTTTCTCGACTTGCTCGGTCTGTAAGGTTTCTACAGGCTCAACCGGGGAGCCGTTATCATTATCAAGGGGCATCCGCCACCTCCTAACGTACATGACATATTTGATCCCCTGTCAAGTAGGGTTTGTACTAATAGTACAGATTATGCGTGTGTTGTCAATAACTATCAATCAGGAACGATCAATACAGGATTGCTATTGATAGGCGGCTGCATAGCGTAATGCCTGCGCAACATCTCTAGCTCGTGTTGATGGTCTTGATTGCGCTCGTCCATCCTAACTTTCAAGTCAGCTTCAAACTGCACGCGCTCGCTATCTGTAAGGTCTTTTGTTGCAGATTCTGCTTCGGCTTTCATTCTGTTAGTTTCGGCGTTGTAGGTTTCAACCATGCGCTTTGTTTCTGCGTTGTAGCGGTCAATGGCTGTCTTTTCCTGCTCAATCATCAGCTTGGCTTGTGCCGATTCCTGCTCGGCTTGCTTGCTTTCAAGCTCTGCTTGCATTTGCTGGATAGTATGATCCATTTGCTGAATCATCTCCTGTGCCTGCTGCATCTGCTGCATTACTTCAGGCGGCAACTGTGGCTGTCCATCATCCTCGCCATCTTTTTCATGTCGCATTTCAGGCGGCAATGTTTTCTGCAATCTCTCTGCAATCTCGTCGGCGTATGGCATGTCTTGAATGCGGAATACAAGATCACCGATTATCTTCATCAAATCCGGATTCTGTCCCGCTACACGCTCAAGGAATGCCGCGCCCTCTGCTCGCTTAGTGCCAAATGATGCGCCTGCGGAACAAGTAACGTCATATTCACCCACTGACAGATCATAGATACGCTCGACCTCTTGACCTTCCTTGCGCTCTACAAATGGCTGATTGAGTGGAACGCTTTTCTGTGTGCCATCCTCGCCCAAGATACGACCAACCATCGGAACATCGTATATTTTAGGGATCAGATCAACCAGGATATTCCCAAGCGCACGCTTTGCTCTAACAGAATTATCCTGGAAGTTGAAGGTACTTGTATCGCCTTCGCGCTGTCTTGCTTCAATTGCGCGGCCTGATGTTTCGTTGCTGCGCTGCCCTAGTCCGGCTTCATGAATGCCGGTGATGGCCATCATGTCTTGCTCTGCCATTGCGCCCAGTGCAATAACGCCCTGTGGCGCTCCTGCATATGGTTCACGTCTAGGCGCAGGCAGAATCTGCCCGTTGATGTCAATCGGATTATATTTCAGCGATGAAAAATTAGTGCTATTTGCATTTGCCCAGTCAGCCTCAAAACCTTCATCCTGACCTGCCGCCATTATATAAGGCGATTTAGGTGCAAGTGCTTCAAGCTCGGCTTGCTTGGTGCGCGAATAGTTAAGCATTCGCTGTGCATCTTTTGCATAGCGACCGAGTGACAGTGTGATATGCTTTCCGTCTACAACTACAACGTCACCATAAGTCGGCACAACCGGGATAATCGAACCGGCCCAGTCGCCACGCTCGATAATCTTCTCGCCTACGAATTTGCACCATTTGATTTGATCGCGCTTTTGCTTTCTTCGCTCGACAATTGGCACATCAAAGCCCTGTTTTTTGTACTCTGACATATACAGGATTCTGTCATCTTCAAGCCGTAATAATTCATCTTCAACGCGCTCTTTGTAGAAGTATTCGCAGATACGCACAGAATCCTCAGTTACCCATCCATCGACACCAAGGTTATCGCCTTCCCATCCTTCACCAGCTGCTGTCGCAATCTCGCTCTTTTCAAACTCATCACGCGGCATTTCATCCTGGATAAAGCAGTAGCCCCATTCGCTACCATCTGAGCTAAACTGATGATCAGGTAAAACGGACAGCGGGTTATCGATCTCTCGGATGTATATTTCCTGATCGAACGAGTCTTTTTTGTAGTCAGTAATGACGCGGTAAAATCCGAAACCGCCCTCCACTGCGTACCTGTCAGCGGTGTCATATGCCACATCAGCATTTGAGTTGCTCTCGATATGCCTGATTAGGCCCTGCAAAATATCTGCCGTCTCAACGTCTGCATTGTCATCAACAGGGCGCACTTTGATAGATGCGCGATTCTGCCGCATGTCATTAGTTACCTGACGGTTAAAGCTGATCTGGCGATTGATCGTTATCAGCGAGTCTGTACCAAATGCGTCTTTTGCGTATTGTGGCCATTGGTCAACGTAGATAAAGTTGATATCGTCGGAAAATGCTTTGCGGTTTTCTGACCAGTAATCAGATGACAGCTTGAACCGCTTGCGCGCTTCTTCTAGCAGCTCACGATCTTTTTCTGATTGTGATTCAGTCTTTTCGTGCGATTCGCTTTCTTTGTCTATCATCTCATCCAACCCGTAACGGTTACTTTTGGCCGATCTGTTTGAGCTGGCCTGACAGGTTTAGCCCTGCGTAGTCCTTCGCAGGCATATCGCAGAGCGTCGATTATGTGATTGTCTTTATCCTGCAGAACAGGCAAAACGCGCCTAGTGTCAGCGTCTACCTTATAACTGTATTCTGTCAATTCGTCAATGGTATGTGTGCATCGCGGATGGACGATAATTTCAAAGGATTGCAGCCACTCGATACCTTCTTCCAGACTTCTGGCCCCTTTGACGGCAGGTAAAATCTTAGGAAATCCATGTTTTCGCAGATGGCTAATCGTTTCAGGTCTTGCGCTATCAGCGGTCATCGGCCACTTTTCTGCTTCCGGCACCGTCATAAACAGATCAGGCGTGCGCACAATATCGCATCCAACCTCGTATGCCTCATAGTCCACGTACAGTTTTTGCCCGATTATGTGACAGCGCACAAGCACAGTCGGGTCAATGCTAAATCCCCAGTCAGCACCCAGTCGGTGAATGGCATCAGCTGGCGCTTCAAACTCCTCCACTTTCCAATTGCGGAATACCTTGGCCTCGGAGTCTTGCAGGTACTTACCTTCCCATATCCATGCGTATCTGCCAGGATCAATTGTCTTTTGAGCGTGCTGCCTCTGTTCTTCCAGCTCCAATGGAAACCACGGATTGTCGCGGTAATTCAGCTCGACAATAGCAGACCTCGGCGGTGTGTTGGTCACGAACCTTTTATCGACCGGAGAGCCTACTGACTTGCGATTCCATATCAGCCATATCTCAGATTTAGGGGCACGGATAGTTGGCTCTAGTGCTTCAAATGCGTGTTCCGGCACATCCTCAGCTTCTTCAATAATACAGAGGTCGATTTGAGCCATCGACTTGATAGATGTGATGTTATGGCGTAATCCCTTGAAGATGAACTCTGTACCATTCTTGCCGCGCAAGTAATCAATGCCAACATCATACGCAGCAGCAAGCCAAGGCTCGGATGCTATTGCGTTCTTCAGCTCGGCGTGAAACGACTCTTTGATGCTGTCCTGAATGTCACGTGTGCAGAGTATCCGCAACGGCTCCACAAATCCCCATATTGCAGCCATCTTTGCAAAGCTGAATGACTTGGCAGAGCCTCGCCCACCATACGCACCACGATAACGCAACTCACCGCGATCAGGCGCAAAGACAGGGACGAGCTTAGGCGGTAGCTGGACTACTGCTTCCGTCACCGGCAATGATCCTGATCGTTTGCACCATGTTAATCGGCTCGCCGTCTTCCCCTGTAACTTCAACAGCTTTCAGGTCTGGCAGGTACTTGTTTATCAGCTTGCACTTAATATCAGCAGCTGCTTTTAACCGGCTTACCATCGTTGGATCAAGCTCTATATGCTCATTGCTCAATTTTTGTGCAATTTCAACAATATGCTCAACATGCTTTCCCTGTGATAGTTGCTCCCTAAGTGCGTCTTGCCTGATTCGTCTATTGCGGTCTTTTGATGTTGCTGTGTCTTTCATTTGTCGTGCCTCATGGCCTGTGCCACGGATTTTGTCGCGGAATTGCCCATCCGCTTTGGGTTATATCAGCCTATCAGTAGATGTACTGATTGACAAGTGCAGTCCGTTGCCGGTTGTCCTTTAACCTGTTAGTCAGTACTCGCACACCTTGCGGCAATACTGGTACATGTATCCATTGGATGTGCAGTCAGACATGCATTGATAATCGGTAAGGTTGTTGATCGGGTCAGCAGTTGCTGTTTCGATAGCTAACCATGCTGTCAGTGCGACTATAAAATTACGCATATTGTTCGTCCTCATTTAATAGTTCCTCTCGTGCTATAGCGTACTCCAACGGGGCAGCTATGCCTATGCCGTGCGATTTCCGGCGCTTGCCAACTTTGTCAGTATACTCCATCGGCTTATATACCACTGTAATCCTGTCCCCGTCGTTGTGTATGCGGTGAATGTCTAGTGACTCGGCGTACCCGTTGCAGTCTATTGCGACAGTGCCGAGCTTGTCTATCCAGCACCAACAAACAAATCCGTCTGGATTGCGAATTCTGACTTTTTGCCCAATCCTGCGTGATAATATCAGCACTTTCCTTTTTCCTCGACATTATCCGTATTTAACGCGGCCAGCTCCAGCGCTATATATCGCAACATTCTGCAGGTCAGAGGCATTCTGGTAATCGGCACAAAACGATGATAACCGTCTGTACCGATAAAAATAATTCCTACGTTTTGCTTGTCGTATGGATAGTGTTCCAGCTCGATCAGAACATCATGGCCGTAGTCTCTTCGGTACAGTTCAATTTCCTTGTCTTCGCTCATGGCTCGTCATCCCTATTGCCACCCCTCAGCAGGGCGCATGTTATCACTAAGACCGATGCCATCAACACAAATCCTAAAAGCAACCATTTTTCAACGTCCGTCATTTTCTGCACTCCATACCTGATCCTGCGCTGATACTACCAAAAACCGCATGATATTGTATACGTACTTTCCGCGCAATTTTGCGTTGCAATGCAGCGCGGTATCTGTATATTTACATATACGGCCAAGCAATAACGCAGGGCCAAATCCATGATGATTCGCCATGAATAACGAAATATCTGATGTTTTAGCGGGACTGACGCTGGCAGTGGTATCGCTGTCGGTACTTTACATCGCATTTATCCAAGCAACCGGGGGATTCTGATGGATCACACAGAAAGACTAGCTGCCGCCCTTCAAGGTCTTATATGGGGAACTGTTACGCCTGCCAAAGCGCAGGAAATCTTAAACGACTACAACGCAAGCAAAAAGGAGAAAACATGAGCTACGACGACGAATGCGATGACGGTTATTACGGCCCATCGCAATCAGCAGAACGCAGGATGAACAAACGAATCAACCGAAACGCAGCCCGCGATCCGCGTGATCCTGATTACAACTGCGAAGAATCGGAACCTGGCGATCCTGAGCCTGTTTTTGCAATCATCGCAGGTATTCCGATGAGGTTATCGCTATGAGCAACAAATCGAGCGAAGATCAAATTTTCATCATCCTGACATTTGCAGGGAAAATGTCGAATATGAAGATTGCTAAGATTGCAGGTGTATCTGAGCGTACAGTGCGCAAATACATAAGTGACTATGGGTTAAGGCCTTCCAACTGCAGGCCCGGGCCGCGAAAAAAGATCCAAAAGCCCAAACAAACGCTGATGCACAGAGCGGTTAGCAGGCCGTGGACGCAGATAGCAGGAGGTGTTAAATGATCGAAGCACTGAATCAATATCTGGCAATTGCGCTAATTCTGACAACTGCCGCGCTATGGTTTTGGGTGATGCTGGATCTACTCGACGAGCGCGAACAGGATGATGGCGTAATACAAGACAACGAGCGGCATGGTGGCGACCTCTGAAAATTGGGCCGTTATTTTATACGAAAATCAAACACTGTAAAGAGAAAATTATGGACTACAAATGGCTCACTCCACGACAAACCGAAGTATTAGCACTGCGTCTGGCCGGAAGGAAATTGCGCGGCATTGCTGAAGAACTCGGAATATCACAGCGCACAGCAGAGCTGCACATGGCCGCTATTGTCAAAAAGGCATCAGAGCGCAACCTGAAATTCCAGCTCAAACTGGTGCGCAAATGAAAAAACCAACTTGCACGGATTGCATCATCTACGTCATGCTGCAGGAAAATAGGCCAATGTTCCTGCACGAAATACGTCAGGCTATCGTTGACCGGCTTGGCTCTTATCACAGCGAAACTGCAATCAGCGCACGGATGCGCGACCAGGTGAGGTGCCAGATTGCTAAAGATAATCTTTCAGTTCACGCAAAGCCAGCAAAAGGAAAACAAGCGTGGATTTACTGGATTGCATCACTATAGCTAAATATCAACACCGAGCGCAATCAGTAGATCAATGCACTGACTGTTGCTCGGACTCCATCCTGATTTATCCATGCACCACTGTCGTATTATTGGCACCATATTTGATTCATGCGCGTCCCAGAATTCGCACTCGCACACGTACCTATTTTCAGCATGCGACGCATTGCGCAAAAACCCGTGCGGCGCTCTAGGATCTGTTTTGCATTCCGTCATGCGATTGATCCTATCGCCAGCTTTCGATCAAATATAAGCATTGCTGCATCCCTGCCGTGTTCGTTCGTGCGTCCTTCCCATTTTGTTATCCGGACAAACTGGTCAGATGATAGCTTTGTCCTGTTGTTTTTTGGCGCAACTTTGCAGTGCGGTATGTTGTGCATAGTTAGCCATTCCTCCCATCGTTGACAATCGCGCTTGACGCTTCCAGCGCCTTGCAGCTTCTCGCGCCCTGACTTGCCGAACCATTGACGCATCCGTGCATCCTCAAAATACACAAACACATCCTCGATGTCTGCATGGAACTTCACCTGCATTTCAATCTCGCAGGCTAGGCCGCTGACAATGCTTTCAAGTTTGCATTCTCTGCTGACTGCCATCCCAGTGCAAACGCCTGGATCTATTCCGATCAGCAGCATATCAACTCCTTCACTTTCTCAAGCAATTCCAATTCTGTGCCGAACACTTTAATAAACGCATTTTTACTGCCGTGGACACTCGGCACTTTTAACCCAGCAGTTCCTCGATGATGCGCAGGACATAGCGGCAGCGTATCATAGTGGCTTGCGCGCTGGCCCTTGCCTGCTCCTGTGCGGATGTGATGGCATTCAGCAGGCGTGTCATTATATCCGATTATCCTGCACGCTATGCATCCGAGCGCAACAACTTTTGAAACGTGCTGTCGTTCTTTGTTATTCATACTCACGCGCCCATTTTTCATATTCTACATCTTCAGGATGCGGCAGCAGTATCGACAATTCCTGTGCTGCAAATCTATCAACGTCACACATATATTGCGACATTTTGCCGATAGATAGTTTACCCGTGCTTGTCAGCCGCTTTATTCGCTTTCCGATTATTTCAACTTCTGACCACGGCAAAAACTTCTCTCGCAGTGCATCATGCAAGTCGTCTTTGTCATAGCCAATTTCAGCGCCGATGATTCCAATCCATTTCCAGTATAGCCGTCTTTGCCTGTCTGTGCGCTTGTCACGCAGCTTTTCTATAGTTATCTCCCATCCGTGCCTTTCTGTGCTGAGATTGCGTATAAACTCAGCTACACGAGACGATTGCACTATGTTTGTCACTATGTGCTGCATGATAGTTTTTATCCCTGCTTGTTTTGTATCGTGCTGATTTTCCTGCAATCTTGCCGGATATTATTTATCACCCGGAAGATTATGCGTCATTTTTGACGCATAAATATAGTTATGCGTCACGTTTAAGCCGCGCCACGTACTTCAAGGCGCGTTCTTTCTGTTCTGGTGTAACGTACATTTCAATGCGCAGCTTAACCAATCCGAGCCTTGCGGCCTTTGCTGCGCGATC